TTTTTACGCTTAGGTTCTGGTTCGGGCTCAGGTTTAGGTGCAACATTACCACCTTTTTTATAGTTTAAATGGTGTTGCATAATTTCTTTAGCCATTGTTGGCATGTCAACACTACCGCCATCTGCTTTTCCTGAAACCTTATCAATTGCAAAGTTTAACGCTGGAGCACCTAAAGCTAATCCAGTGCCAATTGCTTTTGTAGCTGGGTGTGGAATCATTGTAGCTAGTGACCCTAAACCACCAACTGCGCTAATCCCAGCTCCAACATAGTCTTCATTATTGTATCTATTTTTAGCATCTTGAAATTCACCAGCACCACCAGCGATTGCCAATGGTTTAGCTGCGTATTGCAATACAGGAGCAGCGTACTTCATCACCGCAGCAGCGGGTTTTTCAAAACCCAATTCAGCAATTTTCTTTTGAACTAGACCATAATTTTCTCTAGCTAGTTGTGATAAATCAACTGGCGGTTTTCCTGGAATTTCAGGAGTTCCAGAAATTGTGTTGTAATGTGTAATAGTTGGTACACCGTTAATCATTTTAGTATGTGGCACACGTTGAGCTGGACCAGCTGGTGTTCCGGGTGAACCTTTTAATGCCTCTAAAGCGGCTTGAACTTCAGACTGTGTACGAACAGGCATTCCAGTTGCTTTAGCAAGTTGGTCTAATTTAACATTAGACATTACTTCAGGTGCGTGAATTTGGCTGTTTAAATAACTTTGCATACCACCATGAGGTTTAAAAGCGTTAACGCCCTCTCTATTCCATAATGCTTTTTTGGTGTCCAAAATACCTTTACCACCGAGTGCAGTTACTCCAGTGGCAGTACCAAAGGCCACAGGATCTGCGCCCTGAACGGTAACAGTTCCCTTACGTTCTCCGACATCCGACCAACCCTCAGAATTAGGAGCATCTGCTTGGCTTTTAGTTTCAGGGACATCTATCCAATCGTTAGCCATTATTTTTCTTCCTCATTTGTTGCTTACCAGTCACTGGATCAATTCGATATTCAAACTTATCATTGTCCCGATTTATTGCTTTTTCGTATTCGCTAGGAAATTGTTTTTTTAGTATGTCTTCATACTTTGTTTCAATAGCTCTATGTTGGGGTGATTGTAAGAAGTCAAAGCCATTGGTACCGCCGGCATCTTTGTATGCCTTCCAAGCTGCAGCTTGTTCATCAACCTTATCAACTCCAAGTTTAATAAACGTAGCACGTCTTAGATTGTCTTCTGCGCTGATGTCTGTTCCAACACCCTTAGCACTTCTACCAACATTCATTAACTGGGCACCAATTCTAGCACCAATACCACCAAACAAATCTTTAGTGTTTTCAACACCCAATAAGTCTGCAGCAGTATTTACTCGTTGCCTTGTCTTTGCATCTCCTGCACCAGCGGCGTAGACATCACTAATAGCACCACCGACTAAGGGAAGTGCTGCTGCCATAGCAAGAGGATCTAATGCTCCGCGTTGTTGATAAGCGAATGCTTTAGGGTTATTTTTAGCTTCTTCTATAATAGTATCTGCAGCGTATCTTATTTGATCACGATCTTTTGCTTTAGCTTGTATCGCGGTCATTACCTTAACACCTTCTAACTCTTCTGATTTTTTAAGTTCAAGATTTTTCTTTCGAACATTTTCTTCGGCTTTTGCATTTTCTTCAACTTGCTTGCTGTTGATTGGATTTGGATAAGGTTTAACTACAGGTGCAACAGTAGTAGGAGCTGCAACGGAAGGTGCAGCACTAGGAGCAACAGCAGTAGGGCCAGCGGAAGAAGCAGGATAGTTAGGACCTGCTTCAAATTTAGTAATTGCAGCTTTCGCTTTTGCTAACGATTCTGGAGTATTAGGAATTTGAGCTGTAGGATCTGTCATACCTAAAGAATCAGCGATTGCTTTACCATAATTTTGTGTTGATTCTGGAGTGTTTCCTTTGGCTGTAGATGGTGCCCAAGTTTCAGCCAGTAAAGCAGGACTCATAAAGTTGCCAACTTGTGGCCCAAAACGTTCTTTAACAATTGGACTTTGACCAGATAACTTTAATCCTAAATCTCTAGTTAACGCAGTATCACCTGCCTCTGGTGTTGGGAAAGTTTTAATTTCACCTGTTGCAGGATCAACTAAATTACCTGGGTTATTTTGTCTTGTACTTTTTGGAAGAGCATTGAGTCCAGAGGCAGGTGCATTGGGACTAATTGCTGCTTTTTGTGGCAATAACTTGCTATAACGTTGTGGTAATTTACCAGTTGCAGCGTATTCTTTAGCTTCAAAAGGATTCATATCTAAATCTTCACCGATTTCAGCTACAAACACTGGCTTAGTTGTAAACGAGGCGGGATTATATTGCGATTTACCCGCTTCAGTAATATCTGTGTTGTAGTAATGATTTATAATAGCTTGTTGGGCAGCAACATCATTTGGATCAACTGCCAGTAAGGCTGCCGTAACATTAGGTGGGAACATAGATTTACTAGGTGTACCAGAAGCTCCCTGACCCATCATACTATCAATACGTTTTTTAGCATTTGTAGCTTGTTGTTGCGAAACTTTAATTGCGGCTTGTTGTTGGGCAATATCATATAATGCTTTACGATCTGCCGCGGCGGCTTCTTCACGTTGTGAAAACGCTGGAGATTTATTGTACTGAGTCCAAGCCTGTACGTCTTTCATGCCTTCATTAAATGTACGTAAAGGATTATTAATTTTATCAGCTAAGTTTTGCATGTTTTGCAAAATATTAGCTTCAGTTGTTTTATCCATTAAATAATTAGGATTGGCTTTTGTGGCATCTAATCCACCACCTTTGGAAGGCCCTTTTACGTTTAATGGCCAAGTTGGGAGCGCCCCAAGCTGCGTGTTTTCAGCTGCTAATGGTGCTTCTTCTTGCGCTGCGTTTTCATAATTCGCCATAATTTATCTCTTAGTTAGGACCGTTAACATCTGTGTTTGCCGCTGGATTAACATCTGTTGATGGAGCATACGGCGATACAGGATTTGGCATATCACTATTAGTTGGAATAGGATTCGCACTTGCATTGGTGAACCATTTTCCTAAGTTTGCACCTACATTAGTTAACGCACCACCAAGTCCTAATGTATTTAACAGTGTATTGCCAGCCGCACCTAACGCACCAATTTGACTAAATGGGGACATTTGGTTTTGTTGTTTAACTTCACCAGGAACACTAATGTCATTAATTAAGTTTGCGTAACTTCCAAGGTTTTGGAATGGCGCGTTCATTTGAGTGTTGCCTGCGGTTAACTGTGTGCCTATTGCTTGATTGGCTACGTTACCTAAACCAGTTGCTGCTTGTGTGCCAGTTGATTGATTTTGCAACGCAGACTGCATTTGCTGAGCAGATAAATTAGAAAATGCGTCGGCCCTAGCTTTATCAATTGCGGTCTCTCCACGTAAACTACCAAAGTTTCCAGAACCAATATTGCCACCCTCAACAGGTGCTGTAACATTTGGCATTAACTGATTTAGTTGTTGATTTTGTGCTTGAAACAATCCGCCCAACGCCGTGTTGGTGTTTGGAGTTACTTGGCCGTTAGCATCAGTAATCCAAGGATTAGCTGCGCCCTGAGCAATTTGACCTAACGCGCCCTGAGCTTGGTTAAATGAGTTATTAGGATTTTGCAAAGTATTGATAGCTTGCTGCCCAACTGTATTTTGAAAAGCGGGCGCTGCGCCAAGTGCTTGACCTGCTCCAGTTACAATACCTTGTTGCGCTGCGTCATACCAATCTGGTAGTGTGGTTTGTTTTACATACGTGTCGGTTAAGAAATTATTTAAACCAGACGATCCTGTTGTTCCAACTGTGGGGTTAGCCATTATGCTCTCACTTTACGTTTTGCTTCTAATAAGTATCCTAGCGCACCCTTACTATCTGGTGGCAATCCATTTTTATTTTCATGGTTTTTGTGTGCTCTGATTGTCTTTAAAAATTCATCAAGTACAGACGCACCACTGTTATTACTTCCGTTACCTAAAGATGATACCACATCAGCGGGTATTACAAACTCACCATTTGCTAACATCGCTGGAATGCTGTCGCTTGTACCATCTCCAGCACCTTGAACGTAACGATTTTCCATGGCGTTCAAACCACCTTCACTAAAAAACTGTGGATTATGTCCTTCAACTTCGCCACCAGTATTAAATGATGGTGCATTAGCGTTTATATTTAAACCAACAAAAGGCTTATGAAATGAAAAAGGTTTTCCCTTCATTTTAACTTCAGTTGCCCCTGGATCGTAGGCAGGATTTGAATCACCGCCAGCGGCCATGTGAACAGCACCACCCTGAGCAGCACCTAAAATTTGTTGTAAAACTGTATTTGGGTTATATACAGGTGGTGTATAGGTGTACTCTTGCAAGTTATAATTTCCTGGCAAATCGGGGTTTTGATTTGTGCCTTTAACAAAGTTAGCAACTGGAGAGTATGCAGCATCACCAGGACCAATGCTAATATTTGATCCAGAAGTGGCGCCAGTTGCAGCTCCGCCAGTAGCCAACCGCATTAAACCTCCAGCTGCAGCAGCTTTTAATTGATCATTTAAATTAGTTGGTTTCATAGGTATCACATTGCTCGGTTGGGTTGAATTAATAATGTTCATTTGATTCTGTAAAGGCAAAGCAATCTTTCGGCCTTTAGTTCTGTCTTCCTGTAAATCTGGGGGATTAAGATGTTTTTTCTTTTTAGTAGTAGTGGTAGTAGTTAATGGTACTGGCACTTTTAACGCTGGTGTTTTTGGTGCATTATTAGTTGGTGTAGTTAATGGCACATCAATAGGGGGCACATTAACTGACGGAGGATTAACTGATGAAGGAGGATTAATTGGTACATAACTTGTCGGAATATTTTCAGTAACAGGGAAATGCTGTGTTTCCTGAACAGGGAAATGCTGTGTTGGTGTTTCTGTTTGAGTCTGTGTTGCTGTACTTGTCTGCGTTGCAGTTTGCGGCATTGTCTGCGTTGCAGTTTGCGGCATTGTCTGAGTTGCAGTTTGCGGCATTGTCTGAGTTGCAGTTTGCGGCATTGTCTGAGTTGCAGTTTGCGGCATTGTCTGCGTTGCAGTTTGCGGCATTGTCTGAGTTGCAGTTTGCGTAGGAGTACCATAAATTAGCTCTCCTCGAGTTTTTGTTGCAGTTTGCGGCTGTGTCTCAGTCTGTGTCTGTGTAGCAGTTTGTGTAGGAGTACCGTAAACCAACTCTCCTCGAGTTTTTGTTGCAGTTTGTGTTTCAGGCACAGTTAAATCTGTAGAACCAAATATGTTGTCATTTTTAAAGAGATTTCTAATATCCGGTCTCTCTTCATACTGTGTGGCAACGTATTCAGCTTGCTTCTCTGGAGAAGCCATTTTTTGTAATTTTACCTCTGGGTTTACTTCTTGCAAAGCATATTTATCCAGAGGGATATTGTTTCGACTTAAATCGCTTTTAATATTGTTTAACAGCTCAGTATTGTGAGCTCGTTCACTTTCAGATCCATTACGAGTATCTAAAATTGGCTCGTTAGTAGACAATGAAGCAAACACTTCAGCTACAGTAATTGGTTTTCCAGATGCATCTGTGCCATACACTTTATCAGCTTGTAAAGGTTCTGCTAGTGTTAACGCGCTGTTATTTAATTTGTCTACTAAATCTGAACCAATTTGTTTAAATGATGCTGCATTAGCTTCTGACTCAGACATTCCTTGAAATTGTAACTGAGCTGAAATTTGATCTTGTACGTTTTTAATTAAACTTATTTGGTAACCTGCAGCCGTATTACTTTCAGGACCAGTTAATAGTGGTGTGTTGGGAACAACTTCTGCATTAATATTTACCTGAGACTCAGGCCCTTTTAACATCAAAGGATTGTTTGTTTGTTGTATCGTTTTTTCAGCGCCTGTGTCTGCAGCACTACGGGACATTAACGCGTATGTTCCAGAAGCAATGGTTCCAGCAAAACCTTCAAGAATACCATTTTGGCACATCTTGGTTAAATCTACTTTTCCGGTAACTTGATAATCTTGCTCTGCTTGCTGACTTGCTCCAGTTGCCGAAGAAACAACAAACTCCTTACCTAGGTTTCTAAATATTCCACCACCGCCAGTTAAAATCTTTGCTTCTCCACCAAAAAAAGTACCAATTATTTCGTAGAAGGATTGATAGTTTGCCGAAGATATGGCAACTTCTTGAGCTTTTTCTGGTGACATACCAGCATCTAACGCCTGTTGTTTTGTTTCTTGGTATGCAGGACCCCAAGTAGCAACACCAGTGGCTAAAGCTAAAACGGTAGTACCAGCAACGGTGCCCGCAAGACCAGCACCAGCCCATTCAGGGGCAGTAATTACAAGCGGTATGGCAGGCAATACAGAACCTATTGAGGCCAACACAGTATTGGCTAATCCAATTGGATGTTCTTTTGCTGCGTTAATAAATGAAGATACACTGTCAGTAAAACCTTCACCTTTTGTTCTTGCTGCGTCGAAAGCGTTAATTTCTTTTTTGGCAGAATCTGATAACAAGTTATACGCGTCTGATTTTAAATCTAATCCAAACACTTTTGCTGCGTTGTTTTGACTGTTGTCAAAGAACTGTGAATACAATTCACCAGCTGAATTTACGCTACTTCCAACACCACCCAACAGCATTCCGGCTGTCGATGATACTGTTGGTTTTGCAGCTTCAATTCCTGTGTTAATTTGATTACCAACAAATTGTTGAGCGTTATTAACCGCTTGAACGTATTTATTATTTTGATCAATACCTGCAGCATCAGAAAAACCAATGTCGCCAGCTGGGCTTGTGTAATTTAAATTATTTGGTGCATTAACGGATTCACTAGGAGCAAAAATTTTATTAATATAATTATTTGCGTTAGACATAAATGAATCTTTTGAGCTAGGAACTATTGGAATTTTAGTGTTAACGTTATCCCATTCGCTTACAGGTGCGGGTGTCGCTTTCGGTGCTAAATCAGTTGTATAGGGTTTTCCGTTCCATTCGAAAGTTTTGGTTCCAGCTGCCCTAGCTTCTTTAAACGCATCATTAAAATTATCTGCTGTAGAAACAAACGGTTTATTTTTATAATCTTGAGTTGCTTCAGTTGGTTGATTTGCTGCAACAGTATTGTTATAATAACCTTCTGCGGTTTTTTGATCAACATTATACAAAGATGATAAATTAGATACAATCTCATCCTTTGGCATATTTTGATCAATCATCGTATTTGTAATAAATTGCATATTTGGAGTAGCATCACCAAACCAATTATTTTGTGGTTGTGCTCCAAACGTATAAATCGGGTCCGCAGATGCATTAACATATTGATCAACAAGACCACTTTGCAATACATTATCAACACCACCGCTAGTAAAACCAATATTTTCTGTACCAAATGGTGTAGTTCCAGTTGATTGATTTTGTTCGCTATTATATGTTGCTGCAGCATTACCAAGGATATTTGGGATGTTATTCAATAATGCATTTGTTAAATTACCGCCGTTTAATACTGTCGTAGTGCCAATTGATGCAATACTGCTCACTGCGTTAATAGCAGCTTGCGATGCTGTAGGATCAATAGCACTTACTACATTACCAGCGTATGCTCCAATAGCTGAAGATGCTAAACTTGTTCCTAATACTTTAGCAAAATTTCCACTGTTTACTGCGCCTGTAGCTGAGGCAGCAATTGTAGAGGCCGCAGTACGAACAATAATATTAGCTACTTGATCTGCTGATAAACCTGTAGCTGATGCAATACTTTGAATTGTTTCTGTGCCAACTAAACCATTTGCGGTTCCCCAAACGGATGATGAAGAGGCTAGTTCTGATCCGGCACCACCAACACCACCACCAATGGCGCCATAAATTGCGCCTTTTTCAATATTACCACCCATGGCAGCTGCTGATAGTGCACCAAAACCAGCGCCCATAACGGCACCGCCTAAAGTTGCTGCACCTACAGCTCCTGCACCAAGAACAGATTCTCCAATTGCTAAAGCAGCTCCGCCAGTCATTGCTCCCGCTGTTGCTACAGCAACAAGTGCAAGCCCAGGAGCAATATCTTTACCAAAGTTAAATCCACTTCCACCATTAGCAAGATCATTAGCTATACGTTGTTGGTTTTGAATATTTGCTTGTGAAGCCGCAGTATTAACAATTGAGTTAATATTATCAACGCTAATGCCAGCTTGGTAAGCAGCAGGCGCTATATTTTTAATCTCTGCGATAATAGGCGCGTTTCTATCGCTAGTATTTTGACCTATTTGCCAACCAACTTGCTTACCTAATAAATCAAGTTGTGCTTTGTAATACGCCTCTGGAGCTACATCTTTAAGAGTCTGAAGTGTGTTGTAATTAGTGCTGTAATTGGCGTTTGTAGTGTAATCTGAAAAAATTTGTTTATTTAACGCAGCGGCAACACCCTCGTAATATTTAGTAGGGTCGGTTGTCTTTAAATCATATATAGTCTGTTTGTCTGTTGCACTTAAGCCATCTATGCCTGCTAAATATTTATCACTAGTTGCTTTTCCAGATGCTAAAAGTACTGCGTTTGCGTCTTGGCTAGAGTATACGTTACCAGTTTTTGGATCAACGTATTCATTTATAGGATTGCCTTCAGTGTCATAACTAACCGCACGGGCTATCCATGTACTTGGATCGCCGGGAGTTGCATTTGGGTTTGCACCAGGGGGCAATCCAGTGACTGGTGCGCCACCAGGGTGACTTGCCATATACTCTTGGCTACCAGTAATGCCAGCAATAATTGCCTCTGGAGTTTGGCCCGCCCAAGTAGCCACACCAGTTGGATCAGCATTGCGACCTAAATATTGTTGGTACAGTGCGTTTAGGTCTGTGGATCCTGTCGAAGGAGCTGCACTTGGTGTACCACTACGACTAGCGTATTCTGGCGAACTTAAAATTGCGTTAGTAACGTCTTGCGTTGACATACCAGCAAAAGTTTGTGCGCCAGATGGATCAACATTACGACCTAAATATTGTTGGTACAGTGCATTTAAGTCTGTAGGACCGCCTTGCCCTGGCCCAGTTTGAATTGCTGTGGCATTTTGTGATGGCGATATATTTTGACCGCCACCGCCGCCACCGCCACCTTTATTATTTGCATATTCTGCGCTACCAGTGATTCCAGCAATTACTGAGTTAATATCTTGGCCAGTCCAAGTATTAGCCCCAGATGTATCAACACCACGACCTAAATACTGTTGATATAACTGATTTAACGTAGCTTGATCAACACCGCCACCTCCGCCACCTCCGCCACCGCCTTGATCTGGTGGAGGGCCGCCATTTCCGTTTACATCTGAAGGGGCACTTGGGGGTGGTGCTTCAACTGGCGCGGTATTATTAAATTCGGGAGGTGCTGGTTCAACCGTTACAGAACTTTCTGCAGGCGCGTCTGCTACCCAAATTGCACTGTCTCCGTTGTCTTGCCAACCCATTTATTAGCCTTCTTAATGCTTGATTGTCATACCTATAATAATGCAAAAAAAGCGCATATTGCGCCCTAGTTATCGAGTTGGGCCGTTTATAATTTGAGTAAACTCTTTAGCCCAACTTTGCCAATTTTCATACTCGGAAGGATCTGGTACTGGATAATTTACAAATGTTGGTAATTCAGATACATTTTTAGCTACTGTAATCCACTCTTCTTCTGGCATATAAGAAATAGGCTCTTCAGCATAATACATTATCAAATTACCGTTCCAAGATTGCCAATCCATACCATCTGGGATAAAAGGAAAAAACTGTTGTAAGGCCACTATGGTCTTTCGTCACCGTATTCAGCGGTAATTAAATTACGGCCCATTTCGTAATTGCCATTAATTACGTTTGACACAAACTTTAAACGAACTAAACGATACTCAACACGCAAGTCAATCTTACCGGTATCTTGGGTAAAGTAATACGGGCCTGAATCTTGCTCGTTTTGACCACCAGCAAATTTACGACCTAAAATAATCATGCCCATTTCGTTTGTTTGCAAAAAGTTAGGCTCAACACGGCGTAAGTGCATGCGGCGATTAACACCCACTAAACCATCTTGGCTGGGACTTCCAGTTAGCCAGCTAATGTCGCTGGTTGTAATACTAGAATAAACGGCTTCCTCAGTGTTTAAATTAACTTGATTTTGGCCAAACTCATGCTGCCAAATATTAAAGCCACCAACGATAGGATACACAGATTGTCCCACTGCTACAGTTGGTGAAAAGGAAGTACTGCAAGTTACTAAAGTAACGCCAGGTGTGCCAACAGTTGTGTTATACGTGTTAACACTTGATGTTACTGTATATGTTGCTTGGTAGCTATTTGTTGGTGCAAACGTAATTGAACTGCCGGGGCTAAACCTTGGCGTTTGATTACCAGCTACATAAAACTGACTAGATGTTGGAGCAGGCAAACTAGCTGGATGAGCAATTATGGTTTGCGGCGTTTCAATAATTGGATCGTAGTTCCAGTCTGCCCAAATAGGCGTTGGGAAAATCTCCGTAGTGTACCCACAAGAACGTTGAGAACCTACTGCGGAACCTGCGTCATACCAAAGTTTATCTTTTACGTTATAGATAATTGCATCAGTACATTCTGTATCTGTGCCACGGGGATAAAAGAACCAAATCTCATTGTAGCGCGGTATCTTAGTTGCCCACACTTTTTGACGTTGTTGATAATTAAGGTTGTCAAATAGCCAGTTTACGTTTTTATCATTTGGCACAACACTTACTTGACCATTATACATATAAAAGCGGTCAACACCCATCCAAAAATATACGCCATCCATCTCAACAACTGAGGAAGATGACATAATAGATATTTGGCTTGAAACAATATCGTATCTCCAATACAGCGGAGCTGCTCCAGTAAACGAGACACGAATTAAACTGTCAGTTGCCCAAAATAAACCCGATGGCGCGTTAGTACCACCTCGAACTGGCATGCCCTTTACAATTTTAGAACTGGCTACGTTCGTCTGGTTAGCTAGCGCGCCATTCCAATCATAAAAGTTTTGGTCATTGTATACTGTACTTACGTTATTGTTTGCTATGTAACCATGTGATCCATACACAAAAATAAACGGATACAAAACGCACACTCCGCCGTCAACTGAAATAGTTTTATAGGTTGGGTTTTGTCCTAAGCTATCAGACAGTCCAGAAAAGTTCCACTGGTTAGCAGTTGATGGTGTGATATTGCCAACTAGTACTTGGCTAACCACACCATTGTCAATATTTTCTAAATTGTATCCGGGGTGGGTAATAACTTGTAACTGACCACCAAGGGGGCTAAATTGTGCATCAAACTGCCACAGTAATCGATACGGCCCAGCTTTTGGATCTGGCGTAAAAATGGAGTTAGCAACCCATGCCTTAGTTGCTGTGCCGCTAAATGATGGAGAAAAAGTAACTACTGTGTTAGTTCCGCCATAAACTGCCGTAGATACTGTATATATTGTTGGGCTGGTAGACTGCGCAAAAATAACCTGCGTAGCAGCAGGAAACACTGTTGTCACGTCACCTACTACCGTAAACGTGGTAGTAGTGTTTGATGCCACTGTGGCAAAGGTAGTGCCCAATAGCATATTAGCTTTATAGGGGCCACTACCAGAGCTATATGTTGTGCCAGTGGTAAATACGTCTAGCTCGTTATAGTTACCAGCAAAAATGTAGTTAATACCATTGTTTGGCTGCGAAAACATACCGCGATAAATACCGACAAGGCTTTGAAATATGGTGCGGTATCCGCCTATTTTTTTGGCGTCACCACGCTGAAAACGGCACCATACACCGTCTGTAAACTCGTCAGCTTGAAAGACTGTACCATCACGTTTAATCCCCGGCGGTATTGCAAGGGAGTATATCTGTGTAAACTGTGAGGTATCTTGTCCGATATTATCGGCTGCCATTAGAACGTTCCGCCGCTAATACTGGTTGCTGTTAAACGTGCATTTACTGTCACCAACGGTTGCGATAGGTTAGAGTTGTCTAACTTCATAATTTGGTTAGAGTTTGCTGTTAAACCTAATACGCTAGTACCAACTAAGTACATGCCAGTGGTGGTGTCATTATTAAATGAATATGAAGGAACCGTTTGTGAACCATTTGCTGCGTAAAACAAACCACTAGCTGCTTGTGTCAATAAGTATAAGTTAGTACCGTCGCTTAACACGGTAGCAATATTACCAGCGGATAGAATTAATGCTGGAGAACTGCTCCCTTGGTTTTTAAATGTAACGTTGTAGTTAGTGTGTCCCGTATTATTAGACAATACATACAGTTGTGTAATAGCTGGCAGTGTTACTGCTAATGTTGCAGTACGGGTATTTGATTGGGCAATGTACGTTTGAATAATTGGAGCAAAAGCAGTTAAGTCGTATGTTGTTCCAGGGATGGAGTCCACGTCATACGTTGCAGCTGTAAAGGTAACGTTTGATGGCGCTGTAAATCCAACGGTATAAAATTCGTTTGAGGAAACGTCATAGAAAATAAAACCAGAGTCGCCGGGGTTTGCTGTAATAGTGGTTAAATTATTTAGCAATGAAGGGGACTGCGGGTTAATTATTAAGGCCCCAGTTCCGTTATTACGAAAGCCAATAAACCAACCAGTAGACAAAGAAGTACCAACTGGTAAAGTAAACGTACCAGCGCCACCACCCCATACAAAGGTAGCGGCACGACTGGCGTCGTTAATTGTTGGCGAGGATGTTACATCAACAATGTTTTGTGTAGTTGCTAACTTTCCACTAACAGTGGTTAATCCAGCGCCTGCTAAAGATGCGGCATCCGCTATAGAAGTGCCGGCGGCAAAGGTTACGTTGTTCCAGATTCCAGCTGTTGTAGTGTTATCGGTTAGATAGACGTATTTTGATATGCCGATAGGAACAGTAAAAGAATTGCCGCCAGCGCTATCAGTGACCAAGAAAGAATAGCCGCCCAAATTTCGGAAGAGAATGTCCGCGCCAACGGTACCTTGATTCCCAGCCGGCAAAGCGATAGATAAACCGCTAGCAGTAGGAGTACAGTCGATAATACGAGCAGCAGGTACTTGTTGTCCATTTACAGTCGCAGGCCAATAGAGTTTTTGATTTGTGCTAAAAGAAAGCGGATAGTAGGATACGTCTGTTGGCGTTACAACAGTTCCTGTAAAGGGTGAGGTATAGACCGGTGTTGTCATGTTTATGGTTCCTGAACCGTGGTATTTCTATCAATGCGGCGAGAGTTGTCTTCTTTTTTGAGCGCAGTAAGCGAATCTGTGTAGTAGCTTTTCCAAATAGGCAATTTGTCTAAGGCTTTTAAATAACCTTGTGCTTGCAATAATGTACCGTATAACATAGCCTGTGGCGCAATAGCAGTCCACAAGTTCTGTTGGTTTTCTGCGTCTAGTGGTTGTACTTCTGCATAATAAATAATTTCTACTGGATATGCCACATCTGGTAGAGGTGCAAAGTTCCAGTTGTTATAGTCATACTCAGCATAATATTTAGGTTGTCCTGGATCAGACTCAGATAAGTATTGTGCCACATAGTCTTGACTACGGAGCAACATTGGCACACCATTTGTCTTCATTGATACAGTCTTACGCCAGCGCGCTGGTTTATTGAGTACAGTTTGGTTCTGAGCAAGTGAAGTCTCTACCACAATCAATTGCATGTACGTTTTTAATTCAGCAGCAATGCATGACTCAGCCAACGCAATTAAGTTTGGAATCTGCGCAATAAAGTCTGCATCATTGCGCTCCATATATTGCTGAACGTTAAGCACCAGCGAATCGTAAGTTTGAATAACGCTCATTTTAAGACCTCATAACCATTATGACGAATCCAGTATAAAAAAGTTCTCATCTCGTATAATATGACACGTTAGGAGTTAGGTAAATTGGCGACTTATCACGGTCTTCTTCGCTTGCGTGGAGGAATAGTTTACCAGCTTGGGCTTCTAAATATTGAATACGGGGCATGTCAACTTCAGGTAATTGCATCGATAATTTATGTGACAGCTGTGCTTGAATACAAGGAAGCCAACGATCTGGTACATAAATTTCATTTGTTAGTGATCCCACATCTTCCATTTGTTTTTCAACAACAAGCTGGAACATCTGAAAGTCATTGTTAGGAACTGGCCACAAATACATTGAAGGCGCAATAGTACGATTAAACCAATACTGTAATGAGCGAACTGAAGGAAATTGTTTGTTTGGTAAATTCCAATAGTCATCTCGGTTTAAACGAGCTAATGGAATAACCTGCTGAGAGGTTGAGAATACAATCTGACGTACTGAGAATGTTGTAGCTACAGTTTCGCGCAGACGATAGTATTGATAGTTTGGGGTAGTGCTGATATTAAAATATTTCCATTCACGATCAGATAATGTGAATGTTGGGAACTGCTGTACTGTTTTCCAAGTTGTTCCATCGTTACTAACTTCATATGCAAAGTTATATACAGTTGCACCACCAATAGCATTATAGCCGTTAATACCAACGTAAAACACTGGTAAAGCATTTTGATATTGCAAGCCAAGGTAATTTTTAGTAACAGTTGATGTTGCAACAAGGTCTAGGTTTTGAGCAAACGCTGCAGGGGCCGTGGCGTTATCTGTTGGAAGGTATTCTGAAGCCTGTGAGTTAATAATATAAACCCAGTTAGCTTCACGAACATCAATTACAGTACTAGGAAGAACCAATTGCTGCTGCGCTGTTAACGCGCCATACAATTGATTTTCAAGTAACCAAAGATTAACGCCCATGTTGGATAAATCCATGAGGTTATAAAATAGAGCTTGTTTTGCAGCATCTATATATTCTGGCGTGGTTTCTTCCGCTGTTTTACCAGCGTCACGAAATGCGTAGGAGATTAACTGGTCAACATTTACCTTAGTGTTACCAGTTGTATTAGAATACGCCATTTAACGTCCTCTGCCAGCGGCTCGCTTTTGTACTTTATTGGGTAGGTTCTTAGAAGCTAGGCCAGATTTTACAAACTCTTTACCAACCTTCTTAGGAATGCCAATGGTGCTCTTGCCTTCAGCTGCGGCGTACATAGCACCTTGTTGTGCCTTTGATTTAATGGGCATGATTA